TCATGATGCACCTCCCGGGTGCGCTGCGCACATACGCTGCAGGCCGACCTGGTCGATGGAATAAAATGCGACTTCCGGACCGTACGGTCCCGGTGCGGTGTATGCGATAGTGACGAGGCTGAGCTTGCGGTGCAGCGTATGGATGCATCGGACAACAGACGGCACGGGGAGCTTGGTCTGTGCATGGATGTCGTGATATGACATCGGGGCGTTGTCCGCGAGCAACATGAGTACCCGCAGGTTCTGCTCACCGAGGCGCGCTGCAACCGCATCCAGGGCGGCGTGCTGCACATCGGTGAGGGAGCGGACTGACTTGCGATGCGCGGGGATGGTTGCCTCCGCGGCGCTCTTCGCTTCGATTGGGCGCTGATCGAAAAGCGGGAGCCCGCTCTCCTGCCCACTGCGAAATATTTGTTCCTGGCGGATGAAATTCCGCATATAATTTCTGGACACTATAACCTCCTTCTTACGAGTTCGACATCTCCGGCGTTTGTATACTCAACCACGAGACCGGCTTCCTCGAGCCGCATCCCGACTTCCTCAACCAGCGCGATGCGCCGTACCGCGTTCGGATTGTGCGTTATCACAATCTCGCGCAGCGTTTCGCGATTCAAGGCGCCGTGCCGGTCTACACCGGCACGCACATCCTTCTCTATCTCGGGCCATCCCCTCATCCGTATTCCGCTCCGTTCCGGCATGGCTCTATCCCTGATTTATCCAGTACAGACGGCCGTGCTTACGGACAAGTTGCTCCGCCTCCATATAGGAGAGCATCTGCTCTAACTGCTTCCCTTTGTATCCCGTAACTTTGCGCGCCTCGGTGGTATCGAACGAGCCGCACATCAGCCCTCTTTTTGATTGCGCATGATTGGTGAGATCCATCATGGCGCGTTGCTCGGGAGAGATTTCCGCGAGGATGATCATCTGGCATACCTCCTTGTACCTGGTGTAAGAAGCTGTTTGAGAGTTTCGAGGATGATGGCGAAATCGACTTCCCCCTCTGCCAGTTTGCCGCGGCTGACGTTTGTGGCAAGCACTCGACGCACCTGCTCGAGCAATCCGAAACCGCCGTTCGTATTCAGCAGGATCACGAGCTCGGCCGCCTGGTCAAATGTTAGTCCGTCCTTCGGGAACTGGAACGTATGGCAGTAATTGATTACATCGTCCGGCACCATGTCCTTCATGTAGATGCGCTTGACGCGGCGGTTGAGCTGCGAGCGGGTGGTGGCCGTTTCGCCCCGCCAGTCGCCGGAGTTGATGGTGTTGTCCAGATCGTAGTTGCCGAATATCACGATCGATGTCTTCGGCTTCTGAATGGACATATCGGCATCGCTGATGTCGCGAAGGATTTCGAGGCGATCGAAATCGAGGCGATCGCCTTCGTCCACCACGATCATTTCTTTTGTGATGGACAGGCGCTTGATGATCTGCCGCAGGATGTGGGAGCGGGAGAATATCCCGGTCTGCCTGGCTTCCTCGTTCCACAGCGCCGCCAGCATATCCTTCGGGCTGTCGGTTTTGAGGCAGCGGTAAAACGCCACACGCGCGGGATTCTCGAACATGAATTGATCGCAGGCGAATGTCTTGCCGAAGCCGGGAGCGCCTATCACCACGATAATGCTCGGCTCGCGCAGGGCCGCTTCAAGTGCCGCGCGGGCGATACGGTACTGCGCCGTTTCCACGATGATGCGGTGCATGGCGAGGTTGAGCTGCACTTTGTTGTCGTACACTTTCGCCAGGACCTTGATGAGCTTGTCTGTTGTTGGTTCGTCAACCGTATCCGTTTGCTGAATGACGCGGTAAATTACCGGACGGGAGTATCCGGTAAGCTCGGCAATAGCGGCGTAGCTTGTCTCTCCCGTTTCAATCATCTGGCGCATGTGCGTGAGAAAGGTCTTACGGTATTCGGCGCCGTCGACGGTGCGGAATTCCGCCGTGCTGCTGTCGTGCATAGTGGTCTCCTAGATTAGATCTTCGTTGTTGATGCGCGTCGCCTTCTGCTCGCGCAGGCGTGCGAGGGCGTCGCGTTCGCTGCCGATCTCCGCAAGCCTCTGGCGGTTGCGGCTCAGCTGCACTGTTTCTTTTGTCATGGTGATGGCGTTGAGGGATTCGCCTTCCGAGAGCTGCATGATCTGCCGCCCTATATCGGCGATCTCCCGTGCCTCCGCCTTTACCTCGCCATTGAGCATGCGGTTGTGGCGGATTGCTTCCGTAAAGTTGTTGTTGCCGGCGAAGGCGGGGATTCCGAGGTAGTGCTCGGCAACACCGATAAAGGAGCCGGCGTCCGTGCGCTCGGCGCTGTACACGTACAACTCCCGCGCGGCGAAACGGCGATCGCCCCGCAGGTTGTACCCGATGCAATCCATATCATCCCAGCGGATGATGGCCGGCACCGTCTGCCCGCGGCGAACGGTGAGGCGCTTGAGCTCGTCGCTCGTGTAGTATTCGTTGCGGAACTGGATCAGGCCGCCGCGGCGTACTGTTGCTTGCTTTGACTGCATGAGCAGCAGACCGAGCTCGCGATCATCCGCTACGTGCGACGGACGCCAGCCGCTGTCGAGCCAGCGCTTCCACGCCTGGTTGGGAGAGAGTCCGGCCATGTCATGCGCACGGCTGGGGGTGGAGTTGATGCGGTAAAGCCAATCGACCAGGAGCGCATAGAATTCGGTGATGTGCATCGCGCGATATTCGGCGGGGATCTCCACGGGCTTGCGCTTGTTGTACAGGCGCATCATCTCGCGCGTGTGATCCGGCATCTCCCGCCACGATGCGCCGGTCCAGCCCTTGAGATTGCGGGTGAACTGATCCACACCGCCAATACCGAACGCGCGTTCCACCGGCTTTGCCCTGGCGTTACGCGGGATGGCGTGTACGACATTGCCCATGAAGTCATGATCGGCACCATGGTTGAGCCTGGTCAACAGATTATAGGCGTCGTCGGGCAGGTCTACATTGCGGACCACTTCCTCCGCGAATTCAGCGTTCTTCAGGAAGCGTGCTTTGTATTCCTTCCCGTTGTCGATGTAAAGCCCTTCGGGGATGCCGTAACCCTTCATGACAAGGCGCAGCGAGCCGGCCACGCCGCGGGCGTTGGGACGGTCCGAAACAGACGGGGGGAAGAGCATGCGTGTGCCGCCATCCCGCCAGAAGCTGCACCATGGATAGAACAGCGTGCCGTCAAACCATTCCACGACAATATCCATGCGCTTGTAATCGCCGACGATTACCTGGAGCGGCCTGACGGTTGACCAGTCACGGAGGATGAACAGATCCGCTTTGTCGTAGAATTCCTTTTTCCGCTGACCGCAAATCACAACACCGTTGGCCTTGTTGTCCAATTGGAGTAGGACGCGCGATGCGGTGCGCTCCGACGGCGGCTCGATAGCGAGTTCGCCGGCGCTACGGAGCATGGCCTCGTACGCCAGCTTTTTATTCCGCGTCCGCAGATACTCGGATTCGAGTAGCTGCTGCAACAGGCCGTGCACCTTACGCGGTCCACGCGGTTGCACATTGCGCCGGACGATGATGCTCCAGTCTTCGTTGTTGGTGATGATGGCCAACCAGCGGCGAATGGTGCGCGTGTCAACATCCTCGGCGGTGGCAATGGCGCGTATGGCGTCCGCGCGTTCGGTTGTACGTTCGGGGTGGCGCAGCACCGCCTTAAGGGAGGAGATGCGGCGCCACAGCATCGCATGCTCCTCCGCTGTCAGGCGGCTGAATTGTGAGTGACGCTGCGCCAGCGGACTGGGCTCGCCCCGGAGCATCGCTCGCGCGTCGTGTGTCAACGTCAGGCTGTGGACCATGCGCTCGCTCCGGCCATCCCTGTCGATAACGCTCGCGGTGTACTGCCCGCGATCGATGCGCTTTCGAACGCATTCGATCGATACGTCTTCCACGCGTGCGACTTCTTCCAGTGTTAGCCAGGTGTCGGTCATGCTATGCGTCCAGCTGCTCGATGTCGAGTGTGTAGGTGAACTCTTCTTTGTCGGTCTGAACGGCGAGCCCGTAATTGGCGAGCTCGTCATCCGTTATCATTTTCTCGCGGTGAGCCGAGAGCACCGCCTCTTTGTCCAAAGTGACGGTGGTGCGCAAGAGGCTCTCGGCATTGATGAGTTCGAGCTGCATACTAGCGAGCACCGCCGTTTCGTACGGTGTGTCGCTGGTGATGTACCGCCGCAGCTCGCGGCAACGCGTGATGATGCGCTCCACCACATCGCCGACTTTGATCTTCTTCATAAACTTCACACTGGGCGGGAGCTTGCGCAGGCCGTAGCGGCCGTACGCGGTGGCGATGGTCTTTGCCTTCTCGAAGAGGGTTTTATTCTCGGCTACGTATAGACCGAGATCGGTTTCCAGCGCCAGCTTGCGTTGCAGCAGCGGGGCTGCTTCGGCGGCCGTAAGGTCCTGAATGGATTGAATGCTCTGGTTCATATGAACGTCGAGCTGGGTGAGGCGGAGGGTTACTTCTTTGAGATCGGCCATGCAGCGTTCTGCATCAACGGACGATTTCAGTGAGGTTTTCTGTTTCGGCTTCGGCATCTTTTATCCTCATCGATTGGTGCGCAGTGGCGGTTTGCTTCGGATACGTTGATAAACTCGGCGGGGCAATGCGGACATTTGAAGTAGAGTACTCCGTTGAATTCAGATTCACGGAGTCCATAGCGGTTGTTCTTCCGGCGTTGCGAGCCGCTGAACTGCGCCGGATGGTCGAACTCCATCGGCAGCGGGCGGGCAAGGCCGAGGCGATCATGCGTCGTCATGACGGCACCACCTTTGTGCGGCCAACACCGCGAGCGCCCAGGAGGGTGCGGTGCATGGCGTCTGTTTCCTGACGCGCGGCGGCGAGCTCGGCACGCAGCTCCTCGATGCGGCGGCCCATGGCGGTGATGCGGGTTTGCTGCTGGCGGTCGCGGGTGATGAGCAGCTCGGCCACGCGGTTGAGTTCGATCACATTGTTCATGTGATCATTCCAGGTCGTGGGGTAACATCCCGGAGAGATGGTTGCCAGCGTGCTGATGATGGCGTACGCATGGCCGAGCACGTGCAGTGTTGCAAGGTCCTTCTCCCGTTCCATCATATCGCCGAGGCGGGCGGCGAGCTCGCGCGGCGGCAGCGTGAGTTCTTCTATTATGTGCGCCATTACTGCTGCACCTCCGCCTCCGGCGCGAAGCCGCGGCGCGTGCTGTCGAGTGTGCGGGTAATACCAAAGTCGCGCTGCGGGGCGTTGCTGCTGTTGATGTTGATGTCGCAGGCGGTGGCGATGAGGAGGGGGAGCAGGATGATGGCGGCGATAGCGAGGCGGCGCAGGAATCGGCGTAGCATCACCGCCAGGGTAATGCGGTTCCGTAACGGCTTGGCGTGGGCGTTGTAGATCTTGCCGTTATCAACGAAGAGCCGGTGTGGCGGAGCCGCTGACGTATCAACCGTTTTAAAGACATGTCCCTCCCAGATGATTTCCGTTAGACCGTTCGGCCAATAGTCGCGGATTATGACCATCTGTCCGGGGCGGGGCACGGGATGATTGTCCGGTACGATTGCAAATCGGCGGCCTCGAACCTGGACCGTACCGTTCGGGAGCACAAGTCTGTACGCCTCGATATACAGCCGGTTGGCGCCGGGCGTGGGGGTTGGGTTGGAATGCATAGGGACCTCCTGAGGTTGGTGGTTGACTTTTATTGAGGGATTGTGGAAATTCCGAGTGCTTGCCCTGAATCGTGTTCTTATGAAGCTCGCTGTTTCGAGCCGGGACGGTACGCGATGAACTCACGTATTGCCTGTACGATTCGGGCTGATGTCGTCTGTCCCTTGAGAACCTGACTGATTGCTGCCGGTGTAACGCCAAGATGTTGTGCCACATCGATCTGGCGGACTCCGGCCCGGAGCATCGCAATCCTCAGTTCGAGCATTTCGTTGTCCCGTAAAGCGGTTGTCATCATGGCCTCTTCGTGGTGAAAAAATAAACCTTCACTTGGCAAAACATACAAAATGATTTTGCACAAGTCAAGAAAAAAATACAGTACAGTTTTGTAAACCTATGCCCAGGCCCGGAAAAGACTTTGATGTCGAGCGAGGAGCGCGGATACGAGCGGCCAGGCTAGCCCCGTTGTCCCGTGACGGGAAGCTCACTTTACAGGAGATTGCCGCACAGCTCGGTAAGCACTACGTCACTATCCAGAATTGGGAGAAGGGGAGGGTGATCGCCGATTCTGATTTGCGTGCGATCGCCGCTGTGACCGGTTATGATTTTGAGTGGCTCAAAAATGGGACGGGTGAGGATAAGTCTCGACGTGGGGAGAGAGCGCTTGCAGCGGAGCGTATACTCCAGATTCGAAAAAGCTCAAAAATGTCGAGGGACCTTTTCGCCTCTGTACTTTCGGTGAGCCCGCGAACCGTTCAGAACTGGGAAAAAGGATTGAGTTCTCCCAAAGCGAGCCAGGCGGAAAGCATCCTCTCGCTTGACATGACCGGTCGAGATTTTGCGGAGGATGCGGGCCGGTACCGGGAGCGCACCCTTGATAGCAAATTTTGGTTGAGGCTGGAAGGCCTCATAGGATCGATGAGCGACGATGAATACCGAGATTTCGTAGACGCGTTTGAAGGCGTATTACTGCAGTTTCGGGGAGGTGCCGTTACGGGATTGAGAGAAAAATACGATCTATTGGAATCGATAGCGGAGAAATTTATCACCAACGCTTGACCACATCTCGGAATGAGATAGGTTTGCCCATAACCATTAACTAGAGGTTCTTGATGCGGTGCTTCCTTTTTGTTCTCAGCCTTTTCGTGGCGGGCTGCGCGATAACCGTTGAGACCAGGTACGACGAGTTTGCCGGTCGTACGTTTACGACGGCTACAGAGATGGCGCGTATTGCGGTGAGTAAGAATGGGACGGCCGAGTTGCGTGGGACCTTCTACGCTATGAATTGCGGCGAAACGCCGTGCAGTAACGACACGGTTTATCTAGTCGCGATAAGCATGGGCGCCGCCTGGAGCAGCGTTGAGAGGGTGCAATTACAGTTCCGTGCCGATGACGAGTTCATTGAATGCTTCCCGCGTGGGCTGCTTGGTGATGCGTCGCACCAATATTTTGCAGGTGAGATGGAATTCGTGCTTTCATTGGATCAGTTCGAGAAGATCATTAATGCCGCAAACGTGCGGGGACGACTGGACACATACGAGTTTGAGTTCACAAAAAAACGTCGTGAAGGTTTCCGGGTATTGCTTGACGCGTTGCGTACGCAACCACGGTGCTAGGGATGAACGACGACATTCTCTATGACGTAACGCTCAAGTTGGTAATGCTTGAGAAGCAGCTGGACAATCTCCTCCGCGTGATCGATGCGATGGTCGACGCACTGCCGCAGGCCCAGGCGGAGGAGATCCGCAAGCGCATGCTGCTGCCCATGTCCTGCGACATCATCGAGGACAGGAAGCGCTTTGAAAGGATGAAGAGGACGGATACGTATTAATATTTTTCTAACAGGCGAAAACGGAGGTTTTATGTCGGTATCTGAATCGGACATGTTGAAGTTACGAATGGACCTTGAGACCCGAATCAAGGCAACGGAAGAGGCAATACTTGCGCTTGCTGAAGGAATGCACAAACTGCTGGAAGCGATGCCCGCTGATAAAAGTTCGTTACGCGCAGGCGAAGGAACGTTGCTAAGATTGACCGGTGCAAAAAAAGCCGACATACTGAAAGAGGTGCGGTATGCGAAGTCGAAGCTCAGGTTCAAGACATACCAAATATAAATTTTCAGTAAAACCGCGATCAGGCTGACACTTTCAATAATGAATGGAGATACAAACAATGCACTTGCTACGATGGATCATCAACGTTGATTCCGCGACCACCCCAGGGCGCAGTCTGCACAAGATCGAGAAGTCTGAACTTTGCCCATCGCCCATGGCCGAGTACTACAACGACGTGGCCGGGGAGGTCTATCCGATAGACCGGGTCATAATTTTTCCTGAAGGTTACATTGAGGTCCGGCTCAGAGCCGATACCTCCTCGGAGAACGAGGCCGGTCTGTCAAGCCGCATTCAACGCTATCTCGAACGAGGCTGGATTTATGCGGATGAATACGGCGAGTGGAAAAATAGCTACGGTTTGTAAGTCGTTTCGCAGTCGATACTGATTCGTTCACATTTACTTTGGAGTTGAGCATGAGTATCCCCAAGAGAAAAATCGGTATGTATGCACTATCCCTGAGGGAGTCCCGCAAGGACGATAGCATAGTCGACCCATCGAAAATTATCGATGTGCTGGAGTACGTGGCCTCGCTCGGTGAGGATGCGCGGATCCGGAAGTACGCGGCCAGCAGTCGAGCGCATCTGCTTATGGATCTTACCTTAGAGATAAAGAGCCGTAAGGTATATTCTCTGGTAATTGCCTCGGCCAAATATAACCACCGGCCCGACCTGATTGATACCGAGACGGCTAAAGTGAGATCGAGCCCAAAGCTTCTAACCGAAGGAGAGAAGGAAAAAACACATCTGGTGCTTCTTGTCGGCGATGACGAGATTATTGTTCTGCTGGAGGAGAGGCAGGCGGGCATCGGTATTAAAAGTTTCGTATCTTACATAAACTTTTTTGCAAAGGAGTTCGCGCGAAAGAACGGAGCGGTATGGCCCCACATCTTAGAGGATCAGATCATTCCCAAAGGTGACTTTCTTACAGAGCTTGCCGCGTTAAAACGAGTAAGCCTCGCCGAGGTTGTAGCGAATAAAATGTTTTTAAAAAGTGAGTTCGGGTCATACAGCGGGCGTTATGAAGAGATTCAGGATAAAATCGAAATCAAGATCAAGGCCTTAAAGAACAAGGACATTTATGATTTCGCCAAGGACACACATAAACGTCACAGGGCGGGCGAATTTTCCCGTCTTCGAGTTCTTGGTTACTCCGAGAACAACGATTTGGTGAAGCTTGATACCGACTTAATAAAGACAGTACACCACCTCAATATTGAGTTGGATTCGATTACCGGCGAAGTGAACACGAAAATGTTGATCTCAAAAATGAAGGATGTACTGCTTAGCTACAGGAGCTGACGATGGGGCGCATAGAGAGGATAATCTACGATGAGTTCAAATATCCGATACAGGATTACTACAAAAATCTGCGGCTCACCGAGTTTATCTACGATCTAGGGCTCCCTTTCCTGATCGCTCTTCTATCGTATTCCCTGTTGCTGAGGTGCATGCCGCGTATGGCCGTGCTTGACTTTACCAGTACTATCATCACGTTGGTTTCAATCTTAGTGGGATTTTCGATTGCGGCCGTAACGATCCTCGCCGGCTCAGACTCCGGCAACGTGAACATGATGAAGGACCATCCGACGGAGCGTAAAATCGGAAAGAAGCGGATGAACCTTTTCCAGCTGCTCAGTATGTTTTTTGTGTACGGCTTGATCTCGGAGTTTGCGGCCCTCTGCGTTGCGTTGTTTTATTACATTCTGTTCACATCTCAGCCCGGCCTGCCCGGTGTAAAGGTAGGATTTGCCTTAATTCTATTCTTTGTTTTGCACGTGATTTTTCTAACTGTGCGCGGGATAACAAGCTTTTACTTTGTCCTTACGATGGACCGTAAAAGCCCATAGAAGTAAGGGGCGAGGTCGGCAAGTGTAACCCCTGATGGACTACTTACCCCGGGAAAGGGCTCGCCTAAGCGTCCCCACCATCGCCAGCAGCACCCGCTCCCGATAAAACTCTCCAGGCTGTAGTGATCTATCCATGATCACTACGGCCTGTTCGCATATCTCGCCGCCGTCGAGCTCGTCGTTTGCCCAGAACCATGTGACGCCGGTGTAGGTGTCGCCCGCGCGGTAAGCCTGCTTTATCGCGTCCCGCCCCTTGTACATTGGCAGCAGCGAGGGATGGAATATCAGCGTACCAAGGCGCGGGGCGGAGTACTCCGCGCGTGAGAGCTTGCGCTCCAGGAGCGGGGCGATTGCCAGATCGGCACCGGCGGGCGCGTCGACCTCCGTGTGCCCGAGCTCGCGGAGCAGCTCGCGGCACATGCGCACGGCCGGTACATCGTCGGTGCCGTACACGTAGATTCGGAGCACCTTGCCGTAATAGAGCTCATACATTGTTATCATGTTTCCCCAGTGTATTTGAAGCCCTGCACCGCGCGGAAGTGCCCGCCGAAACCGGTACCGGTGCGGGTGCTGCCGTTGCGATCGCGGGAGCGGTTCATTGATTCGATTGATTTTACTTTGGAGTCCCCGCATAGCCGGGCACTTACCTGTACCCATCGAGGGTTGCGTCGCAATGCCGCGGCAAGCCCCGGGTGCGACGTGTGGAAGTACGAAGGATACTTCCTCCCCCAACGGTTGTCGCCTTCGAGGTGCGCCTGGCACACGGCATCGAGGAAACGCGTACCGACGCCGGCGCCCTGCCACTCGGGCATGACCACCAGGCGGCACGCGCGGAAGCCACCGATGTCGAACTTGGGCGAAACGCAGAGATGCGCGACAAGTTCATCCGCAACCGTGGCAACGAAGTAGGTGGCGGCGATCATACGCGGCAACTTCAGATAGTGATGCGGCTCAAACAGCGGCCAGTAACTTCCGTCCGTCTGCCGGATAACGAGGTCGATAGTCGGGCGCCGCCGAAGATACCTCCCGGTAAAATGCCCCGTGCCGGTGTCGTACACCCAGTCCGGCCGCAGCCAGGGCAGCACATCGTAGTGCGGCGTAAGGCACACGCATTGCCCGCCGGTACGGCGCCATGCCTTGCCGAAGGCAAGAGCGCCGATACGTGCGATCTGCCGGTCTACGACGGATGTGAATTCATCGATCACCACACGCGCGGGCGCTTCGACGATGATGCGTGCGAGGTTCGCTCGAAACTGCTCGCCCTGCGAGAGCGCCCGGTACGGCCGCAGCCAGGCGGGCACGGTGCCGAGACCGACCGCTGCGAGTGCCCCGGTCACGGCATCGAACGGGGCGGCCGGCGCGATGGCGTCCACGATGGGCGCATCCGCCGGCCAGCGGCTCGTGCGGTGCAATGCCGCATCGCCCCACAACGCACGGCCGATTGAGGTTTTGCCCGAGCCGGACGGACCGACCACGACACCGACGGACCATTGCAATCCCTCGATCGGGAGATCCACATCGAGGTTGAAGTTCGCCCCGCTCTCGGCATTGAACAGGGACTTGACGCGGGCCGCGCGATAGCTCTCGTAATCGGAGCACGTGTTCCTGATTTCGATTTTCATACCGTCACCACGCGGAGCTTGTAGCCCTTCGACAGCAGGCGCTCGTATACGGTGCGCTGCTCGGCCTCGTCGCGGCAGATGATGATTATACCGTACTGCGCCCGGTAGGTGAAGGAATGTTTCTTGGGTGACTTATTGGTGGGCATGCGCCGCTCCCCATTGTTAGACAACGGACGGCACGGTGTTAATATACGCTGGCGCCTCCTCGCGGAGCAGTGACAAAATCCGTACGAGCACGGATTTATCCCCTATCAGCAAACCCCCGCAAAATCAGGTTTATTTGTACCACTCAACGGCGCGAGCCGTGCATAGTACCTCCTCCAAGATCGCGCCGGGGTTCTGGCTCCCCGGCGCGATTATTACCGAGCAAATCATGAGCAAACAGAAACGAGAAGAACGCAGAGTCCGGGCACGCACCCTGTACCTGCAGGATAAGAAGTCCCCGGCTGACATCGCCGCAATGCTGGGCGTTGATGTCGCGACGGTCTTTCGTTGGAAACGCACGGAAAAATGGGATCAGGACCTGGTGGAGACGCTCCGCACCGGTGCGACATTGCGGGAGAAACTCTTCGCGCAATTAAACACGAAGGTTGAGGAATTGGCCCGGGACGGCGGATCGCCCGACGGTATAGCGAAACTCTGGAAGGTAATCAAGGAACTGGATCCGACGATTGACCGCCTGGGGAATACGATAAAAACGATGGAAGATTTTGTTTCATTCCTCGGCGAGCAATACCCGGCGGCGCTCAAGGCGCTGAGCGAGCCTATTGAGAGATTCCTGGACTTCGCGAGGGATCGCGGATGAGACCGGTAAAGCACATGCGCGAGTCGGAATACGAGAAGCGGTCGCGGGAACTGATCGACCGTATTCGCGCCGGTGCGACGCCGTTCTCCGATGCAAGCTTCGAGGCCCGGCAGGAACGCCGCAAGAAAGCGGAAGACGACATCCTGTATTTCGTGGAGATGTACCTCCCGCACTGGATCACCGGCCCGGATGGTTCGCTGACTCCGTTCGCGGATTTTCATCGCACGCTCGCCGGGCACTGCCTGCTCGAGAATCAGCTGGCGGTTGTAGCCGGGTACCGCGAGTGCGCCAAATCCACACTGGCGCGTGCCGTCGCCCTGAGGGAGGGCGTGTTTGGGCACCGGCATTTCATCGTGTACATCTCATTCAGCTCCGATAATTCCATAGACATCCTGCAGCCGATCAAGTTAGAGTTCGAGCACAACGAGCGGCTCAAGATGGATTTCGGCGAGCTTCGCGGCCGCGGGGACTGGGGCGAGGATAAGTTTGTGGCGCGTACCGGTACGTGCTACGCGGCATACGGCCGCGACGATGTCATTCGCTCGGCGAACTACAAGGCGCACCGTCCGGACTTCGTGATCATGGATGACATGGAAGATCCTAAAAAATCCATGAACATCAAGCAGGTCGAAAAGTACGTGAACTGGATCGAGGGCGACGTGCTGTTCGCGATCAACTCCCCGCGTTGGTCGGCGATCTTCCTGGGGAACTGGGTGCAGAACCCTTCGATCATTCATTCGCTGATGACCGGCGAGCACACGGACCATTACAAGAAATTGGTGCTGCGTGCGCTGGATGAAAATGACCGGTCAACGTGGGAGCCGCGACACCCGACACCGAAGCTGCACAAGGAACGCCGGGACAATCCCCGCAGCTTCGCCTCGGAGCGCATGCAGATTCCGCGCGATGCGTCGACCAAGACATTCAAGTCGGAGTGGTTCCGCTACGGCACGGAGGAGCAGATCAGCGGCGCCGTGAAAACAGCCATTGTGTGGGACCCCTCGACCGGCACGGGCTCGGACTATCACTCGGTGCTGGCCGCGTCCGTCACCAGCGACATGGTGCTGTGGGTCAGGCGCTCGTGGGTTCGCAACGACGAAAGCAAGTGGCAGGCGCTCGCTGTTTGGTTCCGCTTCGCATTCGACTTCAACGCCGACTTTATGGTCTGCGAGGGGAACGCCTTTCAGAAGACGATTCGCGAAGACTACCTGAAGTACATCGCCGAGCAAAAACTGATTCCGCCGGGGCGCCTCGTGATTGAGCCGTCGACGGAGAAAAAGGAACTGCGCATCTCACGACTGGAGGGACCGATGGAGAACGGCCTGATCCGTTTCGTGCGCTCGGGGGATACGTCCATGCTGCTGTATCAGATCGAGAACTATCCGCACACCAACGACGACGGACCGGACGCCCTCGCGCGGGCATACGACTTGCTGCGCACGGCCTGGGTAACGACAGCGGAGTATGAGTCGGTGATGAAACGCCAGGCGAAATTCAGAAACGGAGGTTGGTAACATGCTATCGGAAAACGAAAAGTATATCATCATCGCCCAGGGGATCGCGCTGCGCATCAAATGGGAGCGCCCCTGGGGCGAGGAGCCCGACGCGCCCGAACAATTCGTTGCCCGCCTCGACGGCAGCAGCCTGTTCGGCGAGGGCATTCATCCATCAAATCCGCGGGAGGCCATGCAGCGCGCCTGGAACGCATATTGGTTGATGGCGGAGGGCGTTATCAATTCGCGTATCGAGACGGGCGTGCACGATCCACTCGCGAACGCAATTAGAATGTACCGGGAGGCGCAGGTATGAACGCGTCGTGTATCACATGCAAGAAAGTAAAGGCCATCGCGGTGCTGCGTAGCGGAGGATACGCTCCGTTTTTCTATTGCGGAATCGAATCGCGCAAGTGGACGCATCTCATGCCCGGCGATCGGAAGCCGTGCCATGAACAACGCGGCGGCGCGGTACCCATCACTCCCGATCACGAACCAATGATACCCCTGGTCGAGGAGGCCGTTGTATGATACCCCACTGGCTGCGCCATCCGATACTCGCCTTGAAGGCAAGCAAACCGCCCGCTGCGCTGACTGCGCCCGAGCCCGATCCGCCCCGATATGATCGCATTCCCGGGCACCCCTCCGTAGGGATGACGCCGGAAACGCTTACGACGCTGCTACGCGAGGCCGAATCCGGAGACATGAAATCGCAGATCGAACTCTTCGACGACGTGCTCGAGAAGGACCTCACCGTTACGGCCGTGCGCCAGGTGCGCAAGCTGGGCGTAGCGCTGTGCGATTACGACGTGGTTCCGAAGGACAACTCCCGCGCGGCGAAGACGCAGACGGAATTTATCAAGGACGTGATGGCCGAGCTCAGCGCAGGCGAGGTCGAGCAACACCGCGCGGACTTCCTCACATTCGATGATTTGATGATGGCGTTGCTCGACTGTACGGGAAAAGGTTTCGCGGCGCCGCTCCTGAACTGGGAGACGGAGGGCAAGCACTGGCGCGTTGCATCGGCGAAGCACATCGAGCAACGTCAGTTCCTTTTCGGCAAGCCGGGCGATGATAAATATGATCCGTACGACATCCGGATCCGGACCGAAGAATTCCCCATCGACGGCGAGCCCCTCTCGCCGTACCGATTCCTCACCATGTACTACAAAGGTCAAAGCGCATACCCGGCGCGCGCCGGATTGCTGCGAGGCACGTCGTGGTATTACCTGTTCAAGAATTTCGGATTCAAGAGCTTCGTGATGTACGCGGAGCTGTTTGGCATCCCGATGCGTGTAGGCAAGTATGATCCCATGGCGCCCGCGGACAAGGAAATTCTTCAGCAGGCGGTGCTGGCGCTGGGGCAGGATTTCGCGGCCGTGATTTCGAAGGGCTCGGAGATCGAGATTCTCGATCACATGAAGAGTGGATCCAGCGACGTACACCTGCAGCTCATCACCGCGTGCAACGCCGAGATTACAAAGGGCTGGCTGGGGCAAACCGCCACCACCGAGGCCACGCCGGGCAAGCTGGGCGATGAAGACGCGAAGGATCAGGTGCGTGCCGACATCAAGAAGGCCGACGCGAAAGCGCTGCAAAGCACGGTACAATCGAAGTTCGTTGCGCCGCTCTGCCGCTTCAACTTCGGCGACGTGCTCTGCAATTTCGAGATCCACTACGAAGAGGATGAGGACCTTGAAACGCAGTCGCTGCTTCTGCAGCGCGTTGCTAAAATCGCACCGCTGCCTCTGAAATACATTTACGACAAGTTCCAGATCCCCGAGCCGCGGGAAGGCGAAGCCGTTACGCAGGCGCACCTGGCGCCGGATAAGGGAGCAGCATTCACCGCCGAACTCAAAGACGAGGGCGGAAAAAAAAAAAGCGATGACGCGTGAGCAGCGCATAGCGCGATACACGGCGGCGGCGGCTTCGCGAGTCGCGATCGCCGAGAATTACGTCGAGCCGATGCGGCATGTGTACGAGGGACTACTGGACGGCACACCAGCGTACACAGCCGCGTCGCTCGAACGTCTTGTCCTGGAGAACAAGAAACGCTTCAAGCTCGAATTGGAGAAGGCGCTTCTGGCCGCGACCGACAACGCCAGGGAGCTTGCCGAGACAGTTCTTGCGACGCCGGATCCGGTTGTCGCCGGCGTAGACGTTGCCTGGGATTTGGCGAATGGCGACGCGCTGAGTTTCACGCAATGGCAATCGTTCAGCGTCGCGGAGATCGAGGGCGAAGAAATCACGAGTGAGCTGATCGATATTATTCGCGGGGCGATTCAATCCGCTATCGAAGACGGGACACCGATCCGCGAATTTCTCGCGGGAGTACTCGACAGCGCCGGCGTCGGGAAAATCCACAATCACCATCTCCGGACGGTGATCAACAACAACACCGCAACGGCCTACAGCGCTTCAACGCTGTACGCGTTCGAACGCAACAAGGCGCACTTCCCCGGTTGGGAGCTGCTCGCTGTCCTGGACAACGCGACGCGCGATGCGCATGAGGATCTGCACGGTAAAAAGTTCAAGCACGGCGACTGGCGGTATTGGCCGCCATTGGATCATAACTGCCGCTGTACCGCCTCGCCCATCGATGAGATAGAGTGGGAGGAAGAAGGCTACACGTTCGACGAGGTCGACGTGGAGGTCGCTCCGGAATTCAAGAATAACGCGGTCGAAAACTTTGCGGCCTGGGTAGATGAAAAGGAGAAGGTGCTGCCGCCAAATGTACGGCAAGCGATCGAGCAACGTTCACCAACAAAAGGACAAAAATCATGAGACTTCTGCTTGTGGCGCTTATCGCGCTGCTGCTCTGTACCGGTGCGGCACCGCCCAACGCGGACGCACAATCCTCGAAGAAGACGCGGATTACGCTCGCGGTCGACGACAGCTCGTACTTCCCGACCGATATACAGGCGTACAAGGTCCGCGGCGTGTGCCTGTCATTCACCCGGATCGCCGACAGCGTCGGATTCGTTCTCGTGTGGTACAACGGAAGCGATACGATTCGGACGCAGATCCCGCTGCTCGACGGACTGGGCAACTCGGTAATGTGGGCCAGCGGGAGCGGCGGCCTGACGAAGTGTTATACAATGGCCTTCCAATTCGGAGATAAAATTCAGGCGATACGTCCGGACAGCGCTCGCAAGGTCGGTCGCGATACAGGCACAGTGGTTATACAGGAATTCCGTCCCGCGAATGTCGGCGCGCTCTTCCGGCTCCCGTCCATTCGTGAGGTGTTGCCACAACTCACGCCGCAGCAAATGGCGATGCTACCGAAGCGTACACCGCTGCCGGACAACGGCCAGCCTGGATAACGCCCGGCACGAATCACTAATCACGGGGCCGCCCCGTTGCGTACGGGGCGGCCACATTTAACGGAACAGCAATGGCCACATTACACGATCACCTGGTAATAGAAATACTCTTCGCTCTGCGAATCGCGTACGGCGCTCTGGGAGAATTGTGGGACGCCGGCGCGAAGGAAATCGCCTCTGTGCGGGATGCGCTCGCGGAGCCGGAACAGATTGAAAACGAATGGAGCGAAGGCGTGCTGGATTTGCAAACACGCATGACAAAAATCTACGAGCGCATTCGCGAGGAGGCGCCGGAACTTGCCGCCCGCGTCGATGCGCTGCTTGGTCCCGACATGTCCAACATATTCCCGAGTTAATTAATCATGCGTACCATCTACACGATTATGATCTGCGTGGCCGTTCTGATGTTCGCGGCCGCCGGCTATCTCGATTATGAATATCAGGCGTCGCTGCACGGCTGGCGTGGCCTGCTGGATCTGCACGCGAGGGCGCCGCACTGGGGAATCTTTGATTTTATACCGCACGATCTTTGGCACGTGGTGCAATTCCTCCGGAACCACCTGCTGTTATTCGCCGCCGCGATCGCCGCGAACACCGGCCTGTTTATCGCGACGGAAAACCGCGACGCGAATCGCGTATATCTGGTGAGCATCGCGAGCCTTGTGCTCCTCGGCTCCTACGCCATCGGCCGCGCGATCGGTTTTACCCTTGTCATGGAGCTGCTGAAATGAATGACACGGTTCTACGGGGCAATTGCACCATACATGGCGAGCCGATAGGACGCACCATAGTCTATGTACGCATCGCCCGCTGTTCAAAACCCAGTTACTGGTATGACGTCAACGTGGGGCAGCTCTGGTATCTCGACAGGATAGTGGACGCGGGGGATCATCTCGACTATGCCGTTACCCCGGCCGGTCCATACATCGGTGGTGATTCCCACATGGTGTATGGAACGGTCCCGCACTTCTCCTTCGGCGGCTTCACCGGCGGCGATCAGTACGCGGTATACAGCAGCCGCTATGTCGACGCGCAGGACGGCGATCTCATCTTCGTCGATGAGGATACGAAGCGTGTCGCCCGCGTGATCTCTCACGACGGCCTCCAGTACGACCACGACATAGATGATGAAACACTGCCGGGGCTGTGGCAGTACTTCGAATCCCTGGAGCGTTATAAAGCATGAGCACATCCGTTAAGCCAACAGCAACCGACCTCGCGGTATACGAAAGGCTCGAGCTGGTCCGCGCGAAATACCTGCCACTCCCGGTGGATCTCCCCAATGTACGCGCGGCGCTGCTCGAAACGGCGCATGCGTTTCTCGGTATCCGCGAGGTAGGCAAGAGCAACACCGGATACTGGATCAATAAATTCCACAAGGATGTCGGCCTGGTCCCCGGGCATGAATGGTGCCTCATGGCTATTCAATACATGTTCGCCTGGCTGAGCGAGATGTACGGCCGTCCGGACATGCTCCCGCTCAACTACGCGGCCACACAGCGCTTCTGGGTTATTGCCCACGACAGGCGGCTGACGACAACCAATCCCCGCGAAATGATGCCGGGCGATACGATGATCTATCGCAACGGCAACGATCCGAAGGGACACGCGGCTCTGATCATCAAGATCGACGGGCTCGAGTATACTACTATTGAGGGCAACGTCGGGGCCGACTGGCGGGATGGCGGCGGAATGGAAACGCGCCGGCAGAGCTTCGAGCAGTGGGGGCCGATCGGAGTAGCCAGGAAGAGCGGCAGGTGGACCCGCGGCGCCGTGCGTTTTGACCTCCTGTACGCCAACTGGGCGCCTTGCCAAATGAAGTAAAAAACCGGAATGTTGAATGTGGGCTCTCGTGGGGGCAGCCGGACGCGGTCAGAGCAGTACAACTGGGTCGCGCAAAGCCACCGCCGAGACACAGAAACATTGTTTTGTTCGTCCAAACAGACGCTGGAGGTATAATGGAACGGTCGACGTTTTTTGAGGTCAATTTGCTTGAATCCGGGATAGCCCAAGGGCTGCCCGGAAAAATCGCTCGCCTGAGGTCGCTCGAGGCCGCCGGTATCAGAACCGAGGAGATCACCGCGCTGACACAAATCGAGGCCAGAGAGGTGGAACTGTACCGGTCCGGCAGGTGGGGAGATCTTTCTCGGCGAGTGCTGAATCGGCTGGAATCGGAGTTCGCCAACGCCGGTATCGCCGGATATAAAGCCATCGGGGGCCGCCCGTCTGCCTATTCTCCTATTACTACTATCGACGTCGAGGCCCGCCTGGTCGAATCAGGATTGGCCACAAGCCGGGCACGCCGCGAGGCCAGCAAGCTGATGGGTCTAAACGAGCAGGGTGTGTCCACATCCGAGATTGCGGCTTGCGCCGGCGTACCGCTTCACGCCGTCTCTAACTACCGGTATGGACGGTGGCGATCGATGTCGAAGGCGCATCGCGAAGAGATTGAGCAGGCACTCGGTGTGCTGAAGGTGAAGGGCTATTCCACCCGGGAGGAGCGAAAGGAAAAAAAACTGACGAAGTCAAGGTGTGAGTACCTGGCATTCCACAAGCGTGGGATGAAAGGCCGAGCCGCGAAAATGTAAAGCCCTTGGATAAACGACAATGAAAAGCTACACCTCGATGGCCATCAATGTTTTAGGCGAGCCCAATTTACTCGCGGGCGACATCGTGCTTTCCATGGGGCCCGGCGCCCGAGACTGGCGCGCCCAGTTGGGAGGGCAGGGCCAGATTATCCGCGCGTACTTCAAACGGCTGGGCATCCCTCAGCGAAGGGCAGTTATGCTCTGGAATGCGATGCATGCCGGGAAGGTCAACGAAACCCGCGCGGCACATCGAATGGAATCAATCGCATCCGATGCGCTCAACGTGCTCGCCTGCAACTCTGTCGAGGTGACGTGGTTTTTCCCCGAAGACATCCCGAGCAACGGCCGCCTGGAATGGGAGAAAAAGAAAAAACCGACGAAAAAGAAAAAGCCCCGGAAACCCAAGGCGAAGCGGAAGGATGCCTTTCTGCGGTCGACGGATTTCCGCGATGATTGAAAGCGAAAAGCCCCGGAGTGATCCGGGGCTTTTCCGTCAAATACCGGCGGTCTTTAGCACTCTGTATTCTGGATACAGTATTTCATAAAGGTCCTCCATTTCATGTGCGCGTCTTGACGCACCTGGTTGCGGCATCGGCCCGGCAACGAGAAAGTACTTGAGTATCTCATTCTCAAAATCCCAGTGTAAGATTCTTTTTGTATCACCGTCCGCGTGCTCTGAAAACCGGTCTTGGGGATCAATGGCTACACCGAAATAAACCTCCTTCCTACTTTCGTTCGTGACCATATAGATGTACCAGATCGGTTGATCGTAGCGCGCGCGTCGTTCATACAACATGCGCATTGCTTGTTTGAACAGGTCCTGATCCATACTACGCCTCCATAAAGTTTAGTTATCAGCTAACCCCTCCCGTTTTTCCGTAATTGTATACTCACGCGGCTGAAACCACCAGTATATACTTACGGGACATCATGACGGAAGAGAGACTCAAACTCGAGCATCAACTTCGCGAGCGGAAGCGCGAACTGTCGGAGGCGGAGAACACCGCCGACGACATCGTGAAGACCATCCGCCAGCACATCTACCCGACGCCGGGCACGGACTTCGCGTACCTCGATGGTATCAATATCACGAAGTACGAAATCCAGTCGCAGCATCTGGTGGACTCGTTGCGCAAACGTGATCAGCTGAAACGACAGATCGCCGAAATCGAACAGGCGCTCGCGTAATGGATTACTACCTCGGACATATCGGGAACCTGCTTCTCAGCTGGGCCGGGGAACTGGTCCTTTCGATCATCGTGCTGCTGGTCGGCCGCAAATGGCGGAATCGCCTGGTTACCCAGGTGCGCGATGAAGTTGTAGCCTCCATGAGGCAGGAATACGTCAGGCTCGATTATCCGAACGCGAAGCCGATTTCGGACATCAATGTGCGACTGGACGAATTAACAAAGATTTTGCGCCGCTTGCAAGGGGGTGAAGTTGAAGCTGGTTGAGCTGCAGTTGGTCCCTCTCGGGCGCTGGATGTACAAGGGAAAATTCTTTGATGTCACCGCCGAGCACGTTGCCGCGGCGGTGAGCTATTTCCATTCGGTACGCGCCGCGCGTGGACAGCAGACTGTGATCGATTACGAGCATAAGAGCATCACCGGCGAGGAAGCGCCGGCGTCCGGATGGATCCACCGGCTCATAGCAAAGACTGATGGTTTGTACGGTATGGTGGAGTGGACGAACAGGGCGGCCGAGTTTATACGCAATAAGGAATACAAGTATCTCAGTCCCGTGCTGCTCTTCGGCGTGCGAAACGAACTTACCGGCGAGCAAGTGCTTATGAAGCTTCTGTCGGTGGCTCTCACCAACACGCCGCACCTCCCCGACATCCGCGAAGTGGTCGCCAAATACCAGGTGCCCGATGGCGCCGAGCTGGCCGTCAATTCCATTGAAATCGCATCACTCACCCTTACAGGAGTTTTATCCATGGATCTTCAGGAAATCATCGAGCAGCTCAAAACGCTGCTCGGCTTGTCGGCCGAAGCGCCGGCCTCGGAAATTCTGCCGAAGGTGAAAACCATCGTGCAGGCGGCCGAGGCTCTGGGCGGACAGGGCACGCCGCCGGAGACGGCGATACAGGAAGCGGCGGCGCTCCGCACCGATCTGGCGACGCTGTTCAAGGTGCAGCCGGCGGGCATCCTCGCGGCGGCTCGGCTTGCGCACGACGCGATAGCGCTGCGCAGCGACATCGCCCGTCTCATCGACACGACCGACGACAAGGTCGTGATCATGTCGCGCCTCGCCGAACTCAAGAGCGGCAAAACGCCGGACAACTTTGTCCCGCTTTCGCAGTTCCAGGCGCTCGAGCAGCGGCTCACTCAGCGCGATGCGGACGACTTCCTCCGCGACAACGAGAAGCGCATCCCGCCCGCGGATCGGGAAAAGTACCGCGGCTTCTACCTCAAGGATGCCGAGATGACACGCGCCATGGTGGCAAGTCTCCCCGAGCTCGTCGACGGCAAGGAAATCCGTACGGTTACGGAAACGCACGGCAGCGTTACGCTGACCTCCGAGGAGCTGGAGCTCTGCCGCGTTACCGGCCGCGATCCGAAGGATTTCGCCGCCATGAAGGCCGCCACGGTCTGATCCCAACCCACAAACGAATAACAACAGACACGAGACGCAAGCATGGCACTCTCAGCAGCAAAAGCGCAGAAGTACACGGACGGATTCGAGCATGCGTTCGACGTCGCGGCGGCCACGAAGATCTACCAGGGCGGCATGACAATGCTCGACTCGGGCTATGCCAAGCCCGGTGCCGATACGGCAAACGCCCGCTTCATCGGTATCGCGCAGGTGACGGTCGACAACACCGCCGGCGCCGCCGGCGCCGCGAAGGTTGTTTGCCGCATGCCCGAAACATTCCGGGCAAAGGCCACCGGCGCCGCCCAGGCGACGTGGGTCGGGCAGAAGGTCTATCTCAAAGACGACGACGAGGTCCAGCTCGCGGCCGCGGCGGACAACGACGTTTTGGTCGGGATCTGCCTCGAGGTGATCTCAGCGACCGAAGTCGTGGTGCTTCCGGTGGTCACCGCATAACGACAGCAAAGCGCTCAATCACACTTCAAGAGGTCTATTAGATCATGATCATCACTCCCGCAACCATCTCCGCTCTGAACGGAGACTTCAAGGGGCAGTTCCAGAAGGCCTTCAACGCCGCCAAGCCGCGGTATGCGGAGATCGCGACGGAAATCCCCTCCACCTCGGCATTCAACCTGTACGGCTTCATCGACGAATTCCCCGTGATTCGCGAATGGCTCGGCGATCGCGTACTGCAGGGTTTGGAAGCCAAGGATCTGACCATCGTCAACCGCGACTTCGAGGGCACCGTCGTCATGCGTCGCAACGATGTCGAAGACGACAAGCTCGGCCTGTGGGGCACGAAAACCGAGATGCTCGCGCAGCAGGCGGCGCTGCACCCGGACAGCCTGGTTGTCGATGCGCTGCTCGGCGGCTTCACGAAGAAAGGATACGACGGTGTGAATTTCTTCGCCGCGAACCATGTGTGGAAGGAGAAGCAGTTCAACAACCTGCTGAACCTCCAGCTCGATCCGGACAACTTCCAGACCGCGCTCCAGCTCCTGATCGAAAATGCGGGCGGCCCGGATTCGCCGATCATCGGTACCGACTTCGAGGTCACGCTCATTCACGGGCCGGCGCTCATGGGTACGGTGAAGGCGCTCCTGCTTCGCGAGTTCGGTGAATTCGGCGCGAGCAACATCCACCTCAACGATGCGAAGCCGTTCATGCACCCGCGCATCACCGGCAGCAAATGGATTCTGGCCATCACCAGTCTGCCGATCAAGCCGGTGATCTACCAGCCGCGGAGCAAGCCCAACTATACCGGACCGACGGACTATCCGGAGGAAATGAACAAGCGCAAGCGCATGATCTGGGGCGTGGACTTCCGCTGCGAAGCAGCCGCCGCCCTCTGGCAGCTTGCCGTAGGCGTCAACGTTTAATACCCCACAGCAGAGAGCGGCAGTTAGTAACAGGAAAGGGTTTCGAGTCGGTGGGTATCTGGACGACACCGACAAGCCGAGCCGGCGGAATGCGAGAATTGTCCAGGCGAGAACACTGCCACCCGTACCGACTTTACCCCAACGGTGCGGCGAACACACAGACCAAACGCGGGGGACCGGCTCCCCCGCGCTTTTAACGGAAACGAATCAACATGCCTTACTGCACAATTGCGGACATATCCCGCAGCATCGAGAGCGAACGGCTCGCTCAATGGACCGACGACGCAAACGGTCGCACGCCCGACAACGCGATCGTAGCAGCGGCGATAGCGGCGGCGGATGGCCTGATCGACAGCTACTGCAGCGCGAAGTACTCCACACCGTTCAATCCCGTTCCCGATGTAATAAAGGACGCCAGTATCATTATTGCCATCAAGCGCCTGGCTTCCCGGAGAAGCTTCACGCTGGACGAAACGCGGCAAAAGGCACACGACGAAATCATTGCCTGGCTGCGCGATGTTGCCCGCGGCCTGGCGAATGTTACCGGAGCGCAACAGCCTACGCCGGCGGCGCAGGCGCAAGGGACGTACTCGGTTGAAGATCGCATGATGACGAAAACAAAGCTCCAAGGATTTTAATTGGCCGACGGCTTCCATATCGACATCGAGGGGCAGCGGGAGCTCGAGCAGCAGCTTGAAGTTCGCTCGCGCCTTTTGTCGAACCCGGCGCCGCTCCTGGATCGCATGGGCCTGTACATGATGCGCTCTGTGCGGAAGAACTTTCAGGAGGGCGGCCGCCCGATTAAGTGGACGCTCTCGCACTCGGCAAAGACCGACGGCACGAACACGCTCATGCCCACCGGACGCACGCTGCTGGCCTCCATTGCCTACGAAGTTGCGGGTAAATCATTTCGCCTCGGCACCAATCATCCAGGCGCCAGGCTTCTCAACTTCGGCGGCATCGTGAAGCCGAAAGCGGCCAAGGCGCTCGTGTTCAATATTCCCGGTGTCGGTACAGTCTTCGCAAAAAAAATTGTCATGCCGGAACGGAAGTTCATCCTCATCCATTCCACCGACGCGCGGCGCATGGTGAAGATGGCCGACCAGGCTATCCAGGATATGCGGCCCTCGGGCGAATGGCCCGACCGGGAGATGCCGGCATGAGTTCAAAAGAGTATCGTATCCCGATTGAAAAGGCGACGAAGGAAGAGCTTGTCGAAGCCGTGCGGCGCTCTCAGCAAGACACCATCCGGGATATAGTTCCCGCGGTCGAGCGTCATATCTATTTCGCTCGAGCCGACAGATTCATGAAGCAACTGATCGACATAGCCGAGGAGCTGAAAGCGATTCCTTTCAGTACCGACCTCGACGCCAAAGCCGTGAAGGCACGGAAACGCTGGCTGGATCTTCATCTGAAATACGAACGGACCGCGAAACAGCTCGATAGACTACAGGAGCACTGATATGCCGGAAAGCTCACTCCACGAAGAACTGATAGAGGATGCCATCCTGGCGCTGCTCGGCGACGCCCAGCTGGAGATTCGAAAGCTCGACTCTATTGACGGTTGGGAAATATCGGAGAAAACTATCCCGAAAATCCTCGGCATAGTGCCGTGTGTGCTCGTCGGTATCGGCGACATCGAATTTACAGATCGGGATAACGCCGGCACCGTGCAACTCACCTCACCGGCCGAGCTGCTGGTATACGTCGCGGATTCAAACGATTTTCGGCGTCGCGAAGCGGCCTCGCGGATACGCACCCTGAAGCGGCAAATCCGCAACCTGCTTCGCGGCCGCGTCCTGACCATGGACAACGGCGTAAGGGTTTTAATCCGCCTCCGGCGCGATGCCGTGGCGCTGTCCGCAAACGGACTGATTATGTACGAACAGTTGTATCACGTCACCGCCCTTGACTGCAATGTCGAATAATACCGATCCCTCCTCAACCTCCCACCTCAGGCGCGACGATCCGATCGAGCCGAGGGGCATCCCGCCCCTCGGCCAACGATCGGAGGAAGAAATCGCCTGGGACCGGGAGCAACAACTCGCACGCGATCATTCACGCTTTCTCAACGAACATGGAGAGACTCTGCTCATGACACCCAAAATCAAATCCATCCTTGGCGTGGTCATTGCCGCGCTGCTGCTCATCGCACAGGCATTCCTGCCCGCTGGTACGATCGAGATCATCGTCCAGGCCGCCGCCGGCATCGCCGGTGCGTTCGGCATCACCGGCATCCGCGAGCACTTCGATATGTACAAGTCGGCGATGAAGTCGAAAACCATCTGGGGTGGTATCCTCGTCATCGTCGGCTTCCTGTCCACATCACTGCTGCCGCTGCTTGGAGCGTCCGCCGTCGTCGTTACGGCCGTGTCGCTGCTGCTCAAGGTCGGCGGTTCCATCCTCGGTACGCTCGGTCTGATCCAGGCTATCGAGGGCGGGGTGTCCACGAAATGAGTAAGGCAAAGACCGGGGCGCGGCCGTCGCAGGACGCGCCCCCGCCGGCGCCGCCGGATACGATCAATGCCGCCCAGGATTATGATGTAGAATCGTACGGCTCGCTCACCGGCATCGTAACCGACGAGACGGGACAGCCGATTGTGGGCGCCTCGCTACGGGCTCACTACCCGTACCTCGAGGGTGAGCCGGTACCCGGCGGAGCAACCGCGATTGACGGTTGCTACCTCATGCTGCGCCTCCCGGTGGGTAACTGCGAGATCGAGTGTGAGGCGGCCGGCTATCAAAACGTTGGTGCGCACCTGCGCGTGCACGCGGGGACGAGGCACTCCGCTTCGTTTACAATGGAGCCGGCGCCGGTGCAGACGCCGCCGGCAGATACCTGGCGTCCCACTCCCGAGTATGCCGCTGCCGCCAGGGGGATCCGCCTTCGCTGGGGTGTACCGCCTAGTGCGTTGCACGCCCTGCTTGCTGTGCGCGGACGCAAGAATGTACGGCCGGGTTGCAATCCCTTCGGGATCAAAGCGACCGGTACGGAGCCGCGTGATGCCGACGGCTATGCAACCTTCCCCAGCATATCAGTAGCCTTTGTCCGCATGGGACAAATCCTCGCGACGCGCGAACCCTTCGTTGCGGCAACTTCGCGGTACCGCCGTGGCGGCGACTACACTGAGTATATCAAGGCCATCGCGGTCGACGAAAGCGAGGCCAGTGAACTTCTCACATTTATCGCGGCGAATAGTCTGACCGCGTTTGACAAGGAAACGACACCATGAGTACCGTATTCACACACGTCGCGGCCGACGTTGCCCGCGACCAGATATTCCCCGCGCTGATCAATAAGATCGAGATCAAGGAAGGCGCGGAACTCGAAGCCGCGTACGTCGACGTGGGTCCTCTCGACGGAGTCAAGTTCACCTGCGAAGCGGTGAGCCAGAACTCGAGCGGCGGCGTTCCGATCCAGGTCGGGTACAAGGCCGCCCTTGAAGGGGCAATACTCGCAACGGGCGCGAACATGCGGACCTCCGTCAACCAGATCATCGGCAACGCTCACGACGTGCGCTTGACGGACGTGAACGCCCACACCTGGGAAATGCTGCCCGGCGAATTCGCGCTCACCATCGGCGAGGCCGTCGAGGGCGACTTCGAAGGCAGCCGGAAGTTCCCGGTCAAAGGCGCGGGATTTTTGACGAAGACGCGATTCAACGCCTGCTTCTCCGCGGCCTGATCGTAGTGCACAAACGAGTGACCGACTAAAACAACGACTTGTATATCCGAAACATTGGTTGAATCATGCGGACTGAGCCTGAACATCAAATCGGTGAGAGTATTCGAGCAACGGCTACCGCATACCGCGTAAGCGGATCAACCACTATTTACATTGGTGAGGGATTTGTATGAGGGACTCCGCCGCTACTCAGAAAACGTATCCGTCCATCCTGACCGAAGACGGCGAGGTGTTGTATGCCGAGTATACGTACCGCGGCATCACCTACCGCCAACTTGAACTCACGCTCGACCAGGAGCACCACATCGGTGAAATCCTATCTGAGCTCGAACTCGATAACCTGCGCTCGCTGGCCGACCTGGTCAACGTGCGCCTGGGCATGTTCGTCAGTGCCGCTTTGAAGCATCGCATGGCGCCGCGGCTGCTGTCCATCGTCCTGGTCCGGGGCGATGGCACGCCGCTTGCGGCCGATGAATTCACGCGCGGGCTCGCGCGGGATTTCAACCCGTTCTTCAAGGAGGTGGCCCAGGATTTTTTTTCTTTGAACAGCTCTGTGCTCGAGCCTATCACAGCCATCGTGCGAAAGGTGGTCGAGCCGCTCCGGTCCATGGAAAGTCTGTTCGCACAATTGAAACAATCCATGCGCTCGCAGCGGGCGACATAACAAAAAGCCGGCACATCCGGACACTTCGCCGGCGCTACGCACTGATCTGGCTGGCGCTCGAGGCAAACAGGAGAGATGAAGAATGGCGACAACAGGAAGCCTTGCGTGCGAAATACAAAAAATGAGTTCACCCCTACTCCCCATGACGTTCATGGTGCAACAACACAACGACTCCATCAACAGGCGGTGCAACGAAATGCGCCGCCTGCTCGGTTCCATTGAGGAGGATGTGGAATCCCTCCGCATCAATCCGGATAACGCAAAGGACCTTGAGGTCCGCATAATGCGGCTTCAGCGCGAGGTCGACGCAGTGCGGCGCGAACGGTCCGAATTAACATAACGATGTCAACTATCTCGAACCTCCATATCGATGTAACTCTCACGGCCGACGACGCCGCCCGGGTCCTCAAGATGTTGAAGAACCAATCGGGCGATACGTTCGACGGTGTGGGTGGAGCTGCCGATGGGGCGAAGGCGAAAATCATCGCCCTGAACAGCGCCATCGAGCTCGGGCAAAAAGCGCTCGGTGTGTTCGGGATGATAGTCACCGGGTTGGGCGGCGTCGTAAAGGGGATGGTGGAAGGCAATGCCCAATTTGAGAAATACGAAACAAGCCTGAAGGTGATGTTGGGCAGTGCGGAGGCGGCGAAAGGGAGGCTGAAGGAGCTGAGCGACTTCGCATCATCGACACCGTTCGAGCTGCCCGAAGTTGTCGAGGCCGGGAATCAAATACAGGCAATCGGCCGCTATTCGAAGGATACGCTCAGAGATCTCGGCGACCTCGCCTCAGCGTCCGGTAAGCCGATGGAGCAGGCGACGGCCGCATTTACGAAGTTGGCCACAGGGCAGAAAGGCGTGGCCGTGGATATGTTCCGCGACCTGCTGATCAGCGTCGACGATTGGGTGGCCGCTACCGGCAAGGGCGTCAAAGCCAACGGTGAGCTCGAGGCGTCGACAGAAGAAATGCTCGCGGCCCTTCCGAAGATCCTCGAAGCGAAAAATTTCACCGGCATGATGGAGGAGCAATCCATGACGCTCGATGGAATGATTTCGAATATCAAGGATTCCATCTCCGGAGTACTGCGCGAAATCGGCGGGCCGCTTTTCGGCGCGATCAAGAATATCATGGCGCAAATCGTCAAGGTGCTCGGCACTCCGGAGATGCAACAGATGATCGAGAAGCTTGGTGTGGGCATCGCCGCGATGGTGGAGGGACTGCTCCCGATCGGCGATGCGCTCATGCCGGTGCTCGGTTCGCTGATGGATGTAATCTCCGAGCTGCTGCCTCCGCTGGCGGAGCTGGTCGCGGTGCTGGTCGATGCGCTCAAGCCGGTGCTGAAGGTTATCATCGACGTGGTCGTGCAGCTCGCTCCGGTGTTGGGCTCCCTGATCCGCGTCGCCGCCTCGATCATAAAAGCATGGGCCCCACTAATCGCGATCTTCGCGCAATTCCTGGGCGACCTCCTGAAACCGCTGATCCCGATACTACAGCTTTTCGCGGATTTGATGCTGGCGGCCATGCCCATGTACGAACGGTATGCCGCGCAGCTCGCGAAGGTGTACGAGGCAGGGTTTAAAATTCTCACGAAAGTTCTCCGACCGATTATTGACGGCATCCGCTGGATTATCGAGAATGCGGTCGCGGCCGTCAATGCGCTCAACTCCGTATTCGGAGCGGGCGACGACGGCAAAAAGAAGAAGACAAAAGCCTCCGGAGAGAGCGGCGGTACTGGTGAGGTTGTGGAGCCCGAGGCGCCCGGCGGCGATGGGACCGGCACGGGTACCGGTACCGCCGGCGGCGGAGCTCGCGGCCGCGCGAAGTCGCTGAAAGACGCGGTGAGCGAGATGATCGCCTCCAACAGATTGCTCATCGACGACGGACAGCAAACGAACGCCGGCTTCCGCGTCATGCTCGAAGCACGCCTGGCAATCATCCGCGGCAACTCCGCCGAGCAGCTACAGGTTCGAAAAATGCTGCGCGATGAAATCAAGGCGATTGACGACAAGGAACTTGCCGAGAAAAAGAAGCGGGACGATGAGGAGAAGAAACTCCGCGATGAACAGCGCAAGGCCGAGATCGACCAGATGAAGCGCTATCAGTCGGCATGGAAGTTCCGCGACGACATCCGGAAAATGGACATGGGCGAGGAGGAACTTGCAATCGTTCAGGAGCGGGACCAGTTCAACGAGCGGATCCGCGACCTGCAAACGTATTACGAAGAGCACCTGTTCACCGACCAGGAATATCAGTCTCTGCGGGAGACGCTCGAATTCCAACACCAGGAAAAGCTGTTCCATATCGAGCGAGATTTTCTCGCCAAGCGTAAGGATGAACAGAAGTCAAAGGATAAGGCGGCTGAGGAGAGCCGGAAGCAGGAGCGGGACCTCGCCCTCTCACAGGCGTCGGAAATGTTCGGCAAGTTTTCCGAGCTCGCCGGCGAGAACTTCGCCGCGCAAAAGGCCATCTCCATCGCGCAGGCACTCATCAATACATACACCGGTGCGACAAAGGCACTCGAGCAGGGCGGCATCTTCGGTATACCCCTCATGGCAACGGTGATCGCGGCCGGTCTGAAATCGGTGATCACGCTGATGGGCATCAAGCCCGCCGCCCGGCGCAAGGGCGGCCTGGTACCGGGCGGGCCGCAGCTCGTGCAGATGAATGAAGAAGGCGAGGAATACGTCCTGAATGCGGATGCGACCAGGCGCAACAGGCCGTTGCTGGATGCGCTCAACAGCGGCATGACCATTGCCGAGGCTACCGGGCTCGCGCCCGCATACCCGGATCGACCGGCCACGCAAAGCTCGCAGTACGTCGAGCTCGGCGGCGACTTCCGCTTCGAAGACGGGGCGCTGCGTGCGGCCATACAACACGAGATCGAACTCGATCGGCAGGGGAGGATGTAGTGCCGTACATCTTCACGAATACCGTTACTACGCTGCCCTTCGGATACTGGGTGAAGCTTGAGCTTATCAAATCGCCGGGCACCGGCAGCGACACGCTCACCAATGGCGGATATATCATGTCCATTGGTCCGATACCGCAAAGCGTGGATCTGATACCGGGCGCGATCAAACCGGGGCAGGTCACGGTGGCGCTCACAAATCGCGCCGGGCTTGCCGGAACAAAACTATTCACGTCGACCATCGACGCGATCGAATGCCGGATCTGGCTATCCTATGACGCGGGCACGACATGGGAGTGCATCTTCGGAGGCTTTGTAAGCCTTCGCAGTATCGGCCGGAGGGACGTGTCCACAACGGTAACCGAGAATCAGGTTTTTCAATTCAACGCCGAGGACTACCTCCTCTCGCTCAAAGGCGTGGATGTCGATTTCGGTACCTACGGAATAACCGGATATATCAATTGTCCCTCGCATGCACCGATATACAGCACCGACGAAACAGGTGCACCGTTCCTGATCGACACATCGAATCCCTCCTCCGGGCGCACAGGTGCGACACGGGTACTGAACCGGCCGACGGCATACTTCAATACGAAGTTGTTCGTGACCATGCCGACGCTGCTCACATACATCATTGATCGGATCCCATTTACCGCAGGCGCTACGGCGCCCGCCAGCGCGATCGATTACTCGGACCTCGAGCACCGTTTTTACAATGCCAACACCGCGGCCGATTACCCCTTCGCTGATCTGAGCATGTGGTACTGGCCGGATTCAAGTTGGGCGCACGCTATGTCGTTCTTCGGTCCGGGCGGCGGCCCGGGCGGCGCGTACGATGCGAAGAACCTGCAGGAACTGCTGAGCCGATTATCGCATTCACTTACCATCGTCCCGGTTCCGCGGCTGTGGAATAATGGTGGCACCCTCACCTACACCGTGCGCTTCGTACATCGGATCTCGACGTCGACGCCCTCGGTCGGTGTGACGCTCGCGCCGCTCATGTCCCGAGCGTTCGAGCCCGCACCATGGATGGATGGTGTCTCGGTCGAAACTATCGGCCTGCCGGTGAAACGGCAGCTCGCCGGGATATACGGGGGCAGCGCATTCAATCAGCGCAATTATTGGTATACCTCGCCCAACCATGCGCCGGCGTCCGATCCGTACGTGTGGTGGCAGGCATATGTGGACCCGCAGAATAACGAGCAGCTTGTCCAGAATGCCTACGCAGGCACCGGACAACTGTTCGTGAAAACCGGATCCACTTCCGTACGCAACGTACACAAGGCAAAGATCCTCGCGTCCCAGGCGTTTCACGAGGCCGCCGGTATCGGGTGGTACGGGATGCAGGATGCGCTCTTCGACCTGGTCGCGGGCAACAGCGGCACCAACCTCTACGCCGGATTGAAGTCAGGCTACCAGCTGGAGTACGCGACGCTGCGTGGTACCGATGTGTGGGATCTCAGACTGCTCAAAAAACTACCTGTGGCCGGCGATGATTACGTGATTGAATCCATCGAACGCAGTGTGATGCAGAATCGTACCCGCATGAAAGTTGTGAGGCTTACCGCATGATCATCGGTGTAAAATATTGGGATCAGGGCGACTCGGCTCCCGTAACCTGGATCGACCTCGATGTCCTGGAATGCTATGCCCGGCCCTGGCGGAAGAGCTACCTTCGCGCGGAAGCGATGGACGGGTTCAATCTCAACTACAGGCGCAAGTTCATTCGTGTTGTGCTCAAGCTTTCACCGCTTGCCATGAACACACCCGCGGTGCGCACCATCATCGAGGCGATGGCCGATGCGTATTACATCCGCGTTCATGACACACGGTTCGCCTATCTCGACAACGCAAACGTCATCGACCTCGTACACACCGGCGATACCGACTGGACCCGTAGCGCTCCGTCGCAAGCAACCGAAGAGGGTATGTTTGAACTCGTATCGGAGTCACCGCTATGACATTCCAGGGTGTAAGTATCGCCGATGTCAACTGGGGGTTGATCACGAAGCTTGAGGCGCGCGTACCGGGCGGTCCGACCTTTCTGAACATGGGGAAATTCGACACGGCGCATATCAATATGGCCGTGCTCTCGAAGCCCGGAGATCCGAGCGGCACGATGTACGCCTTTGCGGTGAAGTACACTCTCCGCGTGGATCTGATACAATCGGGTGCGGCCGAGGAGATAGCGCTGTTCGGCGCGAGCGGTATCCTCACAACGGACGCGGAGGTCCGCATCACGTTCGCCGGCGGCCGTACAATTACGCTTGGCTCAGTCGCCGGATACCCGCTGCGCCTCATCCCGTCGTTTGACGGCGGCGACGAGGCGAAGGCGCAGATCATCACCGTTGAGGCGCAGAACATCGAGCCGCTCACATCATTTCCCGCGAAGGTGGCATGATGCCGGTAGACATCCCATTCACAACCGAACGCGCGTACACATGCCACGAGATAGACAACAAGCTCGCGGGCACAATCTCGGCAGCAATCGGTATGAGCGGGAGTCGGAGCAAAACGGACTCCTTCGAAATCCGGTATCGCGGCGTGCTACCCACGACCGGGTACCTGCTACGCGATCCGGTGTACAACTCGCCCTGGTGGTACCCGGCGCCGTTCGAGTGCCTGGTCGATGCGATCGCCGTGCGCATCCTCGCGAGAAAGGCCGATAAGAGCGGAATCGTTCAGAACGGTCTGCTCTTCAATTTGGCGAGCCCGGCGCAATCGACATGGGAGGCGGGCGACAGCCTGGTGGTAAAGCTTGGCATGTACGCCGGCGGCGAGATGAAAATCGAGCTTGGCACAGAGGCGGAGTTTGTGGGGGGCACGAACGATGAATGGAAATCACGCGGCGTGATACTCACGCCGGATCTGATCACGGAGTTTACGAATGGCACGCTACACATTGATTGTATTGGTCGCATTGTGTTTCGCTTCGCTGTCTAGTACGGCGCAGAACCGAGGCGACATATCAGCGGACAAGCTGGTCCTGAGCGGCGACACATCGACGTTTGTCGATTCCACGTTCGTACCGGTGGGCGACGGCACACTCATGTACGATACGAGTAGCGGCAACTTCGTCTTTTATTTTCGCGGGCGCAGGTGGCTGTTGCCGGATAGCCTGGTCACCGGTGGCGGGAGCATCACACCGGACAGCCTGTCCCGCCTCCTCACGACCGGTCCACGCCTGTTCAACGTAGCCCTGCTCTCTCGCGGCCTGACCGGGCAACTGCTGGTTATGCCCTGTGATACCTGTGGCCCCGTGTGGAGCTCGGATCCGGGGTTAGCCGATCGCGTGGCACACATCGGATACACCGGCAGCATCTTGCCGCACAATGCGGCGGACACTTCCGGCAACAAACATGTGCTGCTCTGGACGGCGCTTGATCGGGAGTTGCCCGTAGCGCATGGCTCGGCTTACAGCTCCGCGACCTTCAGTGTGGCCATCCGCTGGGGCGTCTCTCCATACACCGTCCACACGTACTCGACCACCTGGACCAACGTCTCCGGAGGTGCCGCGACGCTCGCGGCCGGAGATAGAATCGTTGTGAGATTTTTTCCGAAGGCGGGATTATCAACAGACAAGGTGGCAAAGTGGTACAGGGTGCCCGCCGGCACGGCGCCGTTTAATTCGATGTACGGTCAGGAACTTGGCACCATCAACATCCCGGTGGCAAAGTTCCCCCCATCCGCCGGTGACCAGGTCAACCTCATCTTCAATTTCGGATACAAGGTGCGCTAATGCTACGAACGCTTGCCCTCTGCCTGCTGCTCTCGATACCGGCACTCGCCCAGGAAATCCCGCACCCGGCGCTGCTTACCGGCCGCGTCGACTTCGATGAGGTCATGCTCGATCCGGTCGACAGCGTCGACGTCGCGAGCGTGCCCGAGCGTTGCATCGTGCTTCGCGCCTATCTCCTCATTGATAGCGTTCTCACCGGAGTCGATCAGATCCGCCTGACGATGGACAACGGTGTTGAGCTTGCCGCCTGGGCACCAACCGAGTCTTGGGTCGAGGCGTTCATTGTACCGTCGACGATCGAATCGGGTACCGGGCTCAAGCGCCGCGAGCTCCGCCTGCACATTCAGCACAGCGGTGCGCCGGCGGGAACCGTGCGCCTGCTTATCCACTGGCTTCCATTGAATTGAGTGTTCCATGAAATACACACTTGTCCTTTTCATCCTTCTTGCCATCCCGGCCGCGGCGCAGTACACGCCGCCCGACTCATGTATAGTGGAGGGTTACCTCCTGAAACCGAACCTGCAACCGGCGCCAGGGAAAAAGGTTGAGGTACTCAAGGCGATCATTGGTGGGCATGTCACGACGTACGATAAAGAGTCCTACGAATCCGATGAAACGGGATACATCCGGATGGTGCTTATCCGCAACAGTCGCACCTGGCTCTACGGCCGCGACGTGCTCGGGTTGGACAAGCCCGGCGGCGTACAGCTCAGCATCCCCGACGCCGCGGACGCACGCCTCGAGCAACTTCCCCCGAGCATCACCGTCCCGCCCCTGTACATCGCGGCCGTGCCGGTACCGAATAACTACGGGGATTCGCTCCACGTGGCCGACAGCCTGGCGCGTGCGGCTATCGCCCTCGCCGAGGCAGCGGCCAACGGCGAAGCCGTGCATGCCGCCGATTCCATCGCCCGTCATGCGGACTCATTGGCGGCCGTAGCTCTGGACTCCGCATCGACCGCCCGGCAGGATCTACTCATCGCAATCGCCCAGCTACAGGCACAACTGGACACGGCCGGCACACACACGCGTGTGACACTCTACGCACAAATAGCGGGACTGTACGCGTCCCTGGGTGCGGTGGAGCAGCAGATCGCCGATATATCCGCGCGGATTGACACCGTTGGAGCGTTTGACCGCATCGCGAATGCCGCGCGGAATGCACAACAGGATAGCGATATAGCGGCCAAGATCGAAGTAGAGACAGACCCAGTATGGTTGTCTGAAAAAACAGGATACCTCACGGCTGAAAGCGACCCCACCATCTCGGCTAGGTTCGACAGCGTGTTTACGCAGGGTGAGCGCAGCATCAACACATCCAAGCGCTATACTGTCGACCCGGACTCGATCACATTCACGGCGGGCGTGAAGGATGTTATCGATTGCAAACTTGGTAACGTCTTTCGCGGTACTCTCACACACAGCGACACGCTGTTTTTCGCCAACATTCCTACCGACGTGTCACAGACGATCAACGTACGCATAACCAATGCGGGCGCGTACACGCTGACATTCTGGAATGATGTTGGATGGAGTGGAGAAACGGCTCCCACCATTACGGCGACAGCAAACAAGCGGACATGGCTCACATTCATAATAGCTGGCGGCATCGTGGATGGTGTCTCCGTGCTCAATTTTCCGTGA